TTCCGACTCGCTGCTGTCCACATCAAAGAACTTCATCTTGGAGTAGTTCAAGCCCACAATAAACTTTTTGTTTGCTGCCTTCGTATTGTATCGGTTCTTTAACTGCTTCACCAAGATGTGTCCCGATTTTTCTAATTCATCGGTGGTGATAAGGGCAATCATCAAGTCTGCTGTTGCAGGAAGTCCAAACGATTCCGCAGTATCGGTCAAGTCCACATCGGTAGACGAGAAGCCACCACGATTAGTCTGTGTGGCAGAGATGATAGGAACATCCCGTTCCATTGCCAAGCCACGCAACTCTTCGGCAATAGCCTTAATATATCCGTATGAATTAATTGTGCCACCGCTCTTGAAGCGGGAAGACGAGCAGATATTAATATAGTCAATGAATATAATGTCGGGAACGAACTGCTTCTTCATTCGCAACTCGTCCAACAGAATACGAAAGTGATTTGCATTCGCAGACGATGTGGGATACTCTTTAACAATGAGTTTACCGCTGACTCCCCGTGTGTGTGCTTGCAACCGCTTCTTGTACATTTCCAAAGACAAGTCAGTCATGTCTTCCATTGAAATATCCATGATGTTTGCGTCAATGCGTTCAGCAATGCGTTCCTCTGCCATTTCAAGAGTAATGTATAGCACATTCTTGTTCTGCATGAGACAAGCCGCAGCGTGATGGCACATAAACGCACTCTTACCTACACCCGTTCCTGCCATGAAAATATTCAAGGTCTTGGAGCATATGCCACCCTTGGTAATGGTGTTGAACATCTCCAAGTCAAACGGAATACGCTTCTCTACCCTGTGGTAGAACTCGTACCGCTCTTCGTAGTCCTCAAGAAAGTCGTGACCCACATCGGTATCAAAGGAAACAGCAAGTGCCTTTGATAGAATTTCGGGAAGAGCCAAGGGGGTGCGTGTCTTGTCTTTGCCGTCAATAATTTGAATTGACTCAAGAATAGCATTGTAGATAGCCTTGTCTTGACAGAACTTCTCGGTGGTTTTCACCAACCAATCAGTATCCTGTTTTGTAGACTTGCACATCTCTCCAACAAGAGTCTTGCATCGTGAGAATTCATCCTCACTAATACTCTTGTCTCCCTCAATGGAAATCAGCAGGGCTTCTTTGCTTGGCACCCCCTTGTACTCTTCCACAAACTTCTGAACAGAACGAAAAACCGTCTTGTCTACCCGATCAATAAAGTATTCCTCTTGCAAGAATGGAATAGTCTTCTTGCAGAATTCAGAATCATTAAGCAGTCCCGATAGGATCGTTCGTTCCGTCTGACTCATATCACTCCTCGTCTGTTGTGGCTTCAGGCTCAGGCTTCTCGTCTGTTCCGTAGCAGAACTCCTTCTTTACGGCAACTTCAATTGCTGCAAGCACATCGGGAGTGTAGTACTTCTCAGGATCCCGATTAATCTGTGACTCGAAAGCCGTCTTGCCTGTGGGCAACTGAATCTTTGTGGACACCTTGGTAAAGATGCCGTACTTGATTGCCACATCCAATAGACCGTAGTACTTGTTGAGTCCTGTTTCAAAATTCAACTGCACATCAATCATCTTGTCCTGCTTCGTCATACGGCTCTTGTTGGTCTTGCAGTGAATGATATTGCCCACCACTTCGTTGTCAACCTTGTCCTTCTTCTTGGACAGGTAGATGATAGTGGACGCAGCGTACTTCAGACCGCTGCCCCCGCCCATTTCCTTCATTGGAATATACGCACCCACAACATCGTAAGTGTGGTTTGTAAGAATGAGTGGAATACGAGCGTAGCCCAACTTGATGGTAAGCACACGGAAGGTAGCCTTGAGAACCTGTGCGCGAGTCATGTCACGGGTTCCCTTGCCTTCGGCAGTGTCGTTCATTTCCTTCTCTGTGGACAACATTCCCAAAGAGTCAAGCACAATCATCATGCGTGGACGAGACTTGCTGTCTGTCTCCAAATACTTGTCCACGGTGAGAACACATTGGTGACGGAACTCTTCCACCGTGGCAACAGGCAGCACAGCCACCCGCGAACGATCAATTCCGCGAGAGTCAAGCATTTCACTAGTGATGGCTTGCTCCGTATCAAAATACAGCACCATTGCCGTGGGATCACTATCAAGAAATTCACGAACCACATTCAGCGCAAAGTAAGTCTTGCCCGTGGCTTGTTCACCCGCAAGAGCAATAATCTTGTTGTCGGGAATGCCGCCGTAGATTGAACCACTCAGCAGAGCATTAAAAGAATACGATCCCGTGGAAATAAATCCCTTGACATCGCTGCCCTCCAATCCGTCTGCTGCAATGGTTGCGTACTTGTTGTTTGCCGCCTTCAAAATATCATTCAGTTTCATAATGTCTTAATGCCTTGTGTTGAGTGTCAATCAATTCCATCTCTGCCTCACAACTCCTAATTGTATCAAGAGGAGTGAGTTTGTCAACGATCATCTGCTTTACTTCATGTCGAAGCAGGTCTTTTCTTTTTTGGAGAAGACCTTTCAAATATTCGATGTTTAAGGTTTGCATCAGGTAGAGAGTTTCAGTCCTGAAGAGCCAGTGGACGGAACAACTAGTCCATTGAATGCACCATTAAATTCATTTGCAAGATCCGTGGCAGGATCAGCAGTGAACATTACATACGATGCAGGAACTGTAACCTTTGTGTCCTTGACTGATGCCATCCACGGCACGACTGCAATATTTGTACCGCCGCCCTTGCTTGGCACAGGCACAACCATGCACGGATTCTTTAAAGTATACGACACAATCTTGTCGCCCTCAAAGTTCTCCGTAATCATTGCAATAATTTCTTCGCCAGTCAGCACCTTCACGATCTTTGTAGCCATAATGAATCCTTTTGTTAGGGGTTACTGTATGTAGGGACGGGATCAAGCAAACAGAGACTCAAGACTATTTCTTTCTTCAGGACTCCACCCCACCGCATTGGTGATTGTGCGTAGAGGCTCAAGGAAAGTCTTTTTGAATTGAGTATCGTAGTCAATGTATTTTTGAAGATCAAACTCTTTAGGCATGGTAACAGGAAATCCAATAACACCTTCGTGAATAGGATTGGGTGTCTTCAGATAGATGAACTTCATCTTCTCACCCTCACCAATAAGCCGATACTTGCGACCAAGTTTTAATTGCTTGATCATGTTGTTGTGAAGCAGCGCAGCCTTAACAGCAATGGGTGTAGACTTCTTGTAAATAGTCAGAGAGTCAGAGTACTCGTCTATATTAGATACGCCACGGGGAGAAGCCACTTCTTCCACAGGCAGGGACTTGAACTCCTGCTCGGTCTTTACAACAAACTTTTGAAGCGTTACTTCATCGCCAACAAGAACCATTTCAATGGCAGTTTTCAAAGCCTTACGAACATATGCAGGGGTAGACGATCTAGCAGTCTCCATGCCCATGATCTTGAACTTTGGAGTCTTGTACCGAACACCCTCACTATCCCAAACTGAAAGCATATACCTCTTCTTGGCAGTCCACACGCCGCTCTCTGCAATAACTTCGCGTCCCATTGCCATCTTGTTTGCATACGCATTCATTACAGATGAAAGTTCGGCGAACTGCTTGTTGATGTACGGCTGTAGCACTCGCTCACAGAAATCATTCAGGAAGTCTACCTGATCGTCCGCTTGATGCTTCTTGCTCATTGCCACCACACCACCAAGACGCAGATACACGGAATCAGTATCGGACGCAATCACATAGTCTTCCCCATCGGTCTTCAACACCTTGTTGAGAAAGCGATTAATACCGTCACCAATCCATTGAATGCTTAACTGACCTGATAGTGTAATGGCTTCTGCTAGGGCTACATCAAACCATCGGGAGTACTGATTGCCAAGACTGCCGTACATGGAGTTCAATTGAATCTTGCGAACCAATTGGAAATTGTGGTACTTGGAAATCTCGTACTCAATCCGCTGCCGCTCTTCGGCGGGAGCAGACTTATCCAATTCCACAAGCCGCTTCTGTGCTTGGATCATCAACCCCTTGAAGTGTTTGCGTTCCGCATACATCTTCTCCATGAGTTCTCCAAGAAAGCCTTGCTTGTCTTTTCTGAAAGCAACTCCATTAGCAGCAATAGAAAGATTGCACCGCTTGGCTTCGCTCAAATATTCCGCAGGGTCAAGGAACTCCGAAACAGGCTCTGCGCGGTTCCTGCTCAAAATGGAATCAGGACTAATGCTTCCGCGTTTCCAAACAGGATTCTGCTCCATTGTTTCGGGACTAATATTGTAACCCGCAATCAACATTGGATACAAAGAGTTCAAGTCGAAACTCACAACCCAATCGTGCTTGCCCACAAGTGGATCCTTCACATACGCACCCGCGTACTGATCGTCCTTCTTGTTGCTTGTTCTCTGTGGAATCACCATGCCCTTGCTCATCAGGTGATGGTGAATAATGGCATCCCATGTGCGAACCTGAGAGAACACATCCTCAAAGTTTACTCGCGCAGAATACGCCAACGCCACCGCTAGTTCCATGAGTTTAAGTTTAGACTCCAACTTATCCACAAGCCGCACATCCTGTAGGTTGTACTCCATGAATCGCTGAAAGTCTTTGGTGTAGAACTCTTGAATGGTTTCGTATTCACCGTAGGACAGTTTCTCCTCACCCAATTCCATTTTGGAAATGTGGTTGAGTGAGTACGATTCCTGCTTTACATAAGTAAAGGTTTGGTACAACTCAAAGTAATCAAGCGTAGCCACACCACTAATGATGTGTGCTTGTTGATCCCGCCCCATGCGGTTCACAGTCATTTCCCGCATCTTCCCCCAAGGAGAGAGGGAGTTCGCCCACCCGTCTTCAAGATAGTTCATCCGCGCCACAAGGTACGGAATATCAAAAAAGCGAATGTTCCATCCTGTCACGATGTCGGGGTCAAGGAATTTCCAAATGGCGATAAAGCCTTCTAGAAGTTCTCGCTCGTCATCATACGGGGTGATCTGAACTCCCTCTCCCTCAATGTGAAAGTCTCCCAAGCCTAGCACATAGGTCTTTTCACCCATTGAGATCGTGATCGCGATAATCCTTTCAGTCGGAGAATCGGGCGTGGGAAAACCGCCGTCACAAGATGTCTCAATGTCAAAGTTTGCTACGCGGAGGCTTTTGAAATCGTATTCGACTTCGTGGGGAAACTCCTTGTAAAGATACTGATACACATAGTTCGTGTTGCCGTAGATTGCGTAATTAGAAACATCCTTGAACTGATCAATGAACCCCCGTGCTTCCTGCATATCCTCAAACTGCATGGGCTGTACAGGCTGACCGTGAATCGTAGTAAGCGTAGACTCTCCACTCTTATCCTTGCCAGGAATATAGAGCGTGGGGCAAAACGGAACGCGCAAGTGTTGCCGCTGTCCATTCTTCCAACCACGATAGAGAATGTTCTTACCACGAATGTCAACGGAAGTATAGAAGTCCACTGGTGTCCTTATCGTTCTACGAGTGCAATCCAATCCTGATGAACCATGTCTTTGCCTTCGTGTCCTTGACCCTTGTTCAGTGTTCTGTCCCACAGAATACGGTCGCCCACACGAATGTCTTCCGTTATCTTATCACCAATTGCGACAACCCGCGCCCAAATGTTCCGAGATCGTATTACTTCATTGTAAATGATTCCTGCTTCGGTTTCGGTTTGACCACCAAGTTCAGACTGCACCCAAATCCATTTTCCAATTGGCTTAAACTTGCTCATTTAAAATCTCCTCTAGAGTTTGTGGAACTGATTCTTTAATACGCGCTTCTGCAATCTTAATATAATCAGGATTCAATTCAGTCCCAATATAATTCCGTCCGTTCTTCAAAGCCACCACAGCAGTTGTTCCACTGCCTGTGAATGGATCAAACACGGTGCCTCCTGCGGGGCATCCTGCAAGCACACACGGCGTTACTAGTTCTTCAGGATACACCGCAAAGTGTGCGCCCTTATAGCCCTTCGCATTCACCGTCCATACTGATCTCTTGTTCTTTAGTGGATTCTCTTCCCACTCTTTGCCCTGTAGTCCGTGGTGCTTTAGTTTGGGATCAGTGGTTCCGTCCCGCATTTCAGAGCGATCACGCGTTCCCCAATTACGAGCAGGTTCCTTTACGGCTTCGTGATCGTAGTAGTAGTGGGGCTTCTTGGACAACAGGAAGATGTACTCATGCGACTTGGTGCAGCGGTCTGCCACGCTTTCAGGCATGGGATTGGGCTTGCTCCAAATAATGTCTTGACGCAGATACCATCCGTCTGCTTGCAGCGCAAACGCCACACGCCACGGAATACCAATCATGTCTTTGGTCTTCAGCCCCTTCTGATCCTTGCGGTTTGCAGGAATAAAGTCTGAAGGCATTCCACGCTGACCGCCTTGCGTTTGTGGTGGTGGTACGCAGTTCTTTGCGCTCATGTACGAATCGCCAAGGTTTAGCCACAGCGTACCGTCATTACGAAGAATACGGCGCACCTCACGGAACACCTCGACCATCTTCTGCACATAGCCCTCAACGGTGTCTTCTTGACCAATCTCGGCTTCTCCTCCTTGGTAATCACGCAAGCCGAAGTACGGAGGAGATGTAATGCAAGTCTGAACGCATTTGTCGGATAGCGTCTTCATGCCCGTAATACAATCGCCAAGAATGATGTGGTGTGTGTTCATAGCATAAAATCCTCTAGTGTTGGCTTGTTCTTCAGCGGCTTGCCTGTGATTAGCGCGTCCAAATCTTCCTCACTCAATCCTAATCCTGCTGCAAGTTGCCGCACGAACTCCCATGCGCGTTCAGGACTAACACGCTCACTATACAAGCGGAAGTGTTCAGGCGCAAGTGCAATCGCTTCAGGAAGGAGTTTATTCCATTTTGAAATGTTTTCTACAGCGTCAAGTATTCTTAAATTAACGGGATGGTGAATACCACCGTGAGAAAGGGGAAGTATGTGATCAATGTGATAGGCTCGTCCCGTTTCGGTTTGAATTTCTTGGCGAGTGCGTTCCAGCAAGAGAATTTTCTCTTTTTCATTCGCAGTCAAATAAATTGACGAATTTTTCTTTTTACATCTTCGTCTTCTTGACCCTTCTGCGTGTAGTTCACGATAGCGTTCATGGTTGCGTTTACGATAAGCCTTGGTGTATGATGAAATCCGTTTGTAGTTGCGTTTATTACTATCTCTTTTGGATGCTGCTACCTTTTCGCGATTCTGTTCACGATAAACCTTATTCACTGCTGCTATCTTTTTGCGATTCTGTTCACGATACTTTGCACACGATGCCTTCTTTTTTTCAGGATTGCGGTGATACCTAGCCCTATCTAATGCATTCTGTTTTTCAGGATTGCGTGATTGATACCTAGCCCTATCTGATGCCTTCTTTTTTTCAGGATCTCTTGCCATACTTCACCTCCCAAATTAGGCAATATCGCCGTAGCCCGTACCACGAGTAAAGAAGTTTTCTTCGTGCTCTTCAAAGCCAAAGCACTCCCGTGCGTAGTCAAGAATAATATTCTTGTCAAACTTGTTGCAGGAGTACACATCAAGAGTAATGAACCGCTTTGGTTCCATTGAGTGAATCTGAATGCCGCTCTCAATAAGCGGAACCCAACCACTTACCCCTGCCTTGTCGGGATAAATCTCAAGTCCATTTTTAGTTGGACCATGCATGACAACAGGCTGTGACATACGGGTCATACCGATCTTGTCCACAACGCGCTCAAGAAAGCGGTAGTGCAATTCCAAGTCATCGGCTGCACCAATGCGACAGGTGTACATATCAAGGTAATACGAATATCCGAATGGTTTACTCATTTGACTAACTCCTTTTTGATTTTGTTCCAATACTTAATTGTGTTCGGGTT